GTTCAGACGTGTGCTCTTCCGATCTCTGTGAAAACAGATCCGGATCTCTCAAGAGAGAACGAAAAACCGCATGTTCCTGACAGAGTGCCTTACAGTTTAAGCGGCGGCGGTCCCCAGACGTAAAGACCGCCAGCAAGACATGATCCTGCAACGCGGTGCAGGCGGACAATTTGTGAAACATGGGGCTCACCGGTCTGTGACGCCGAGGCGCTGCTTCAGGGCATCCTGGAGGACCTGTGAGAAGTTGACGCCGGCTTTTTCGGCCAGGTCGTTGAGCCAGCTCTGGAGCGTGACGTTCTTGCGGACGGTCCGCATGTCGTTGGCCCGGCGGTAGGCATCAAAGTCCACCAGGGCATAGGCCGCTGTCTGAGGCGGCGCACAGGCGGGAAGCGCCGCGGAGGGCGCCGGGATTTCGCGGCCCAGATCCTGGGCGGAGATCCCCCAGAGGCCGATAGCGTCCGCGGCCATGTCGATGGCGTCGGCGAGATCCTTCCCCTCCGTATTGATATCCAGATCCGGCACGTAGACCACATAGCCGTGTTCGGACGGCGTCAGGATGATGGGATAGGCTTGTTTCATGAGAATTCCTCCTTTTGCGGAGCGGCGGGGCTGTTTTACAGCCCGCACCGCTTGATGATGGCTTTCGCCAGCTGTTCATCAATTTCTTTGTGTCTGGGGACCGGCTCGATCCGGGTCCCGTCTGTCATGATGATATGGTTCCCGCCCTGACGGAATACCCACCACTTTTTGGCGTAGAACCGTTTCAGCAAATCTTTCTGTTTCATTTCCGCCTCCTGCTCTCCATTTGCAGTATACGCATTTTATGCGCATAAGTCAAGAGGTGGCAGCAAGAAAAAGGAGAAAAACTATGGCGGTTGTCAGTGCTGGGGAGCTGCGGAACCGGGTGGAGGTGCTTCGCCGGACCGGGCGGATCAACCCGCTGGGGGAGCAGACATACGACTATGAGGCGGAGCGCCGGGTGTGGGCCAAAATCGTGCCCACGGCCGGGCGGGGCGAGACCGTTGAGGGCAGCATGGAGCGGGTGGAGGTGACCCACCGGATCACCGTGCGCCGGGCCTCCGTCCCGAACCTGACGACGGACCTGCGGCTTCGGTTCCGGGGGCAGGTCTACGAGGTCCAGTATTTTTACCCCAACTACCGGGACAGCGGTTTCCTGGATCTTTATGTAAAGCTGGTGATCGAAGATGGCACGCGCAGTTCTTGACGCGTCAGAGCTGGAGGCATTTGCAGAACAGCTTGGACAATCCGGGGAAAGACTACGCCGGCAACAGAAGCCCTTCCTGCGCAAAGAGGGTACCAAGCTGAGACGGCAGACCGTGAAAGGCGCACGAAGGCTTGGAAAAAAGACGGGAAATTACCTGAAATCCATCAAGCGCGGAAAAAAGGTGTACAGCTATCACGGAACCCAAGCAATCCGTGTATACTCCGCCTCTCCACACGCACACCTGATCGAGGACGGGCACCGGATGGTGACAGCTGATGGCCGGGAAGTCGGGTTTGTGCCGGGACACCACATTTTTGAGGTTGCAGTCAGAGGCTTCGAGCCGCAGTTTTTGATGGATCTGGAGGACCTGCTGGACGAGGCGGTGAGAAACCTATGATCTCTTTACAAGCGGTCAATCGGGCAATCTGCGCACGGTATCAAACGGCCCTGGACGCCGCCGGCACCGGCGCCAAGCTGGTGGCGGAGGACGTGTCCAAGCCCATCATCCGGCCCAGCGGCAAGGTGGAGCTGGAGGACGGGACGGATGCCCGGCTCCTGGCTTCCGGCCGGGAGCGGACGGTGACCTTCCGGCTGTACTACTTCGCCAAGGACCGGGACCGGCCCAAGCTGGAGAACCTGGCGGTGCGCGGCGCCATCGGGGAGGCATTTCTGGACGGGATCACGGTGGAGGACACCTATCTGGGCATTGACGAAGGCGTGTCCTTTACCGTGACGGACGGCGTGCTGGTGGCCTCGCTGGAGCTGACGCTGACGGAGCCGGTATCGGAGGCGGACGCAGAACCCATGGAAGAGTTCAATTTGGATTTGGAGGTAACATGAAATGGCTGTAACACTGCCGAAAATTCTGGTCACATTCACACAGCTGGCCACATCGTTCATCCAGCGGTCCGCCCGGGGGATCGCGGTGCTGATCGTGCGGGACGACACCGCCGGGACCGGAAAGACGTTTTTCCAGTACGGAGACGCCACCCAGGTGAGCGACACGGAGTTCACCCCCGCCAACCAGCAGTATATCAAGGACGCGCTGTCCTTCGGCCCGCTGCGGGTGAGCGTGGTGAAAATCAAGACCGCGGACGATCTGGCGGCCGCGGCGGCGATCTTCACCCAGTATGAAAAGACAGGCTGGGTGACCTTTGCGGAGGGGAGCAGCGACGACTGGTCGGACCTTTCCAGCTGGATCAAAGCCCAGGAGACGGCGTACAAGAGCTGGAAGGCCGTCTGCTTCAAGGCCGCGGCGCCGGACTCCATGCACATTGTCAACCTCAGCAACGAGAAGGTGACCTTTGCCGATACCCGGGGAGAGGCGAGCGGCGAGAAATACTGCGCCTCTCTGGCGGGCCTGCTGGCATCCTGCAACGTGGAGCAGGGCGCCACCAACAAGCTGTGTCCGAATCTGACACGGGTGGCGGTGCCGGAGGAGCCGGATACCGTGGTGGGAGCGGGAAAATTCCTGCTGATCAATGACGATGACGAGGTCCGGGTGGGCGTGGATGTGAACGCCCTGACCACCACCAACGGCACCACCCTGACGGAGGACATGAAGTACATCGAGACCGTGGAGGCCATGGATATGCTGCGGGACGACATCACCGCCACATTCCGGGACGAGTACTTGGGCAAGTACCGCAACAGCAAGGCCAACCAGATGCTGTTCATTTCCGCCGTGAACTACTACTTCGACACGCTGGCGGCTGCCGCCAGCAACTACGTGCTGAACCCGGACCACGACAACAAGGCCGGCATCGACGTGACCGCCCAGCGGAACGCCTGGATCGGGTCCGGGAAGGCGGAGGCCGCGGACTGGGACGACGCCACCGTGATGGCGACGCCGTTCAAGCGGATGGTCTATCTGGCGGGAGACGTGCAGATCCTGGGCTGCATGGGCGGCCTGGAGTTTGCCGTCACCCTGATGTAAGGAGGACGTATGAGCAAGAGGACAGAGAAAGTGCTGCACGGGTCCTGCAGCGAGGTGTATATCAACGGCGTCCGGGATGACCTGGCCACCAAGATCGAGGTGAAGGTCACCGGTGATTTCGAGGACGGCGCGTTCTGCGGGGACTACGGGACCTTCCCCATCTACAACGGGTACGCCATCGAGGGCACCATCACCGACAGGAAGCAGGACAGCACGCTGGAGACCGCCATCACAGAGGGCTACCGCACCGGCATCATGCCGGACATCGTGCTGATCACCGCCCTCACCAACCCAGTGAGCAAGCAGACGGAGCGGTGGAGCATTTCCGGCGTGGTGTTCACCGAGGTTGCCCTGGCCAACATCGAGGCCAAGACCTCTGTCGAGCGGGAGCTTCCCTTTAAGGCGGAGCGGTGGAAGAATCTGGAGGCGATCTCATGAGCAGGAAAATCACATTTGACGAGCTGGTGGCCCGGCGGGAGCAGCGGGAAAACGACAAACTGAAGGTGGGGATGCTCACCATTCCCGGAACAGGCGTGGGCCTGGAGGCCCGGATGCCGCCCCAGAAGGCGGTGCTGGAGCTCTATGGCGAGCTGGGCGGCGCCAAGGACGCCCTGGAGGCGCTGTGCTGCGGCAACCACGCCCTGTATGTGTGCTGTCCCCAGCTGCAGGACCGGGCCCTGCAGAAGGAACTGGGCGTGGACGAAAATCCCATGGGCATCCTGGACGCCCTGTTCACGCCGGTGGAGCAGGACCAGCTGGGCGGCGATGCCCTGCGGTTCCTGGGACTGCTGCCGCCGCTGCCGAAACAAAACAAGCCTGCCGGCTCCGACGGGGAGCCGCCCGCGGACCCGGGGCTTGAGACGGTAAAAAACTGATTGCCCGCGACCCCCTGCTGGAGCTGATGGCGTTTTACGCCGTGCGGGGCGTGCCGCTGGATGTGCTGGCGGCCGCCACACCGGCGGAGCGGGGCTTTCTGCAGGGGGCGCGGGCATTGTACTACGACGAACAGGCGGCGCTGCTGCAGGCGGCGGTGGCGCGGACGCTGACGGGAGGCGGGCGGCATGGCGAGTAAAGCAATCAACACCATTTTGAGCCTGCGGGACAACATGTCCGGCG